ACAAGAAATTGCCGACTTGGAAGTCACACGGACTCGCGTTGAAAACAGTAGACCCGGGGTTCAAAATGATATTGTTAGATTGAGGAAATTGGTAGATGTCAATTCCATGGAAATGAGTCGATTCCGCAATATACCCATCATTCCCAAAATCGCATTTGCCGAAACGGATGCCGATGCCCCAAATATATTAACCGACCTTTGTCCCATATGCTTTGAAGATAAACCTGTAGAAGAACACTGTGCTACTCAATGTGGACATTTGTTTTGTAACGCTTGTATCATTAAACACTTGATACTACAATATAAACGCATACCGTCTTACGCAAGGTCCAATTTCAGTTGCTGTTGTCCTTATTGTAGAACCGATATTACATCGCTATCCGGTGATTACAAATTGTTACGCAGTAATTTGCGACTAGCCTGTGACGAAGCCCAATTACCTTATAACGATTTAATACGAGCAATAGGTGGACGCCGTTTTTCGGCAATGTTGGACACAGTGGATTTGTCTATACTGGTTCCCGTATGTCAACCAAATCCAAATGAAAAAAACGAAACAAGTAATAATGAGCGTCCAACTGCTCCTATTCATTTTCCAGTGAACTATAGAGATGTGGTTTATGTACCGCATTAATAAATTTTTACAAAAAAACAAAAAAAAAGGGGGGGGGGCTTATACCACTTTCTTTTTTCTTGGTTTTTTAGGCTTAGTTTCTTCTACAGGTTCCTTTTTTACAATGACCTTCTTTTTTTTATGGGTGTTCGTGGTTGTATCATGTTGTTGATGCAACGGGTACAAAGAATAAACGAAAAAAGGTAACATGTACTCGTGGATTTCCATGGGATGTAGTAGTTCTTCTGCTATGGATAATACTATAGAAGTGACCATATGTGGTTGTTTTGTAATCAAGTAATGAAAATAACGTTGAATACAGGTTTTAACATCCATAATACCGCCTTCGGCGGTAATCTTGTGTATCCATTTTACAATTGGTTCTACTGCCACTGATTCACTGACTTGTTTGGTTGGTTTACGGCAAAATAAATCGTACAATTCTTCCCATATGGCATCGTGGAAAATATAGTCTTCCCAATTCTGGTCGCTTTGGTGTAACTGTAGAAAATTAACCATGGAACGGACATCTGATTGGTACATTTTCTGTATATTGTAAATGACGTCGTCGCTAATGTCGATGTTCTCTTGATTGGCTATATTGCGAATGAACCCCACTGTTTCTTCTACAGGCAATTGATTAAAGCGAATACAAATGAATTCGTTTTTCAAGGATTCATCTATTTTGCATATATAATTGCAAATGAGACAAAAACGGACATTGTTATTACAGGATTGTAATAGGTTTTTCAGGGCTTGTTGGGCATTTTTCGTCATATAATCGACTTCGTCCAATATGACGAATTTATATCCTTGTTCAAACATATTGCTACATTTGACAAATTGATGGATTTGATTTCGGATGACTTCAATGCCCCTTTCATCGGAAGCATTTAAATGGATAATGGTTTCTTTATTGCGTTTATAGTTTCGGTCTTGATATGCGTTGATTAGATTTTCTGCCGATGTGGTTTTCCCCACCCCGGGTGGACCGTAGAATAATAAGTGCGGGAATCGATTACGGGATAAAATGTTTTCGAAAATGACCCGGTTTTTCTCTTCTAATACGATTTGATCGAATTGTCTCGGTCTATATTTTTCACACCATGGTATCACTTCATTTCTGTCTATAGATGATTGTGATTGTGAGGGTGAACGGGGAATTGTCATATTGTTTTTAGCGATTGTACGGTTTTGTATGATGTTCTATGTTCTATAAATCAAATTACGATAGATTTCCCTAAATTGTTTTATAAATGAATTTAAATAAAATTACAGTGTAATGTTCATCGAAACCATATTCCATTAAAAAATTCATATCATGTCAGCAATTGGAACCCAAGAAGAGATAAATGTATCCACCACATCAACTACTGTAGAAGAACCTGTTAAAAAAAGAGGAAGAAGGAAGAAAATAGTCACCGAAAAAGAAGCCAAGAAAACATCAGTAAGTCAGTCCAAAAAAGAAGGCAAAGAAAGTAAACTCGTTCAAATCAATCAATCGTTGCCACCGAAAACCAAAAACCTTATTTTGAATCTACAGTGTTCACTACAACAAATTGACGATTATATACGTAATCAAGCATGGAAAATCGACGAATATTCATATGACCCTAAAGTACCAATTGACATATTACCATACACTGAAAATACTAGTCAGGAATATCATGTTTTAGGCGATTCAGATGAAGGTTCTTCTACAGTAGGTGGTCCTGGTCCTATTGCTACCACATATACCTCCAGTATTGCTACAACCAAATCCAATGTGATTTGCTCTAAATGTGAAAAAGAAATGAATTTAGCCGGAAACCAGAATTCATCCTCTATGATGATGGTGAAAAATCATGCATCCAAAGAAGAATTAACCGAGAAGGATATTCAAAAAGTCAAGGAACTGAAAATCCAATTTTACAAACAAATTATACCGGAGAAAAAGGTAGATTGCTTTTGGTGTACATGTCCATATGACAACGATTCTTTTCATATTCTCCAACACGGGTCAGAAGGCAATATAATAGCACATGGGTCTTATTGTAGTCCATCATGTGCGGTTGCCTATTTATTTAAACATATGCATTGGGATGATTCGGCTATTTTGGAATCGTACCAATTAATGAACCATTACTACAGTGATCCATCGAAACCCATGTCAAAACAAGAAAATATTAAACCGGCTTGTTCACCCTATTTTACACTCGATAAGTACTACGGTACACTTACTATACAAGAATATCGCAAATTGTCGAATTCCAACTATATGTTGCTATGTTTGGAAAAACCAGTCAGTCGGGTTCTTCCGGAAATTCACGAAGATAATGACAAAATGATGACGTCTCAATCAATAAGGGGGAACTATAAAGTGAAAAAACAGAGCGAGAAAAGCGCCACTACTAACCGGAATGACATATTGAAAAGTAATTTCGGTGTTTAAGCCGGTATACTATGAAAATTGACGATTTTCAGGAAAAATTGAATGAATTAAATCTTTTGTAGTAAAAAGTACATAATACCTTTCACTATATACCTATTAAATCGAATTCATTGCTAATAATCACACAACTAAATCAATATGTCCACAGCAGTTGAAGCACTATACAAACTATCCAGTCAGATTGAATCTGATATTGAATCGCGTGAATTGAAATGGACTACTAAATATAAATCGCTAAAGCGTGATGTAAAACAATGGAAGAAAAAGGCAAAACATGGAAAAGAAATGACCCGGGTTTTACAGCGTGAAAATGAACGCCTGTGGGAATTCATATTCAATCACTCTTTGTATGGGAAATCTGTAGAAATGCCTGCTTTAGGAAAAAAGGAGATTGTGGAATTGACCGGACAAAAGGACGACATTCCATGTGTTACTCCTCCTAAAGAAAGTGAATCTTCTACGGTAATCAAACAAGAGAAGACTGCTATTGCTGTAAAAGAGAAGGCGCCTAAAACGGAAATTGTAATTGAAGATACCGAATCTGAAGAAGAGGTCGTTGTTGCTAAAAAAGAAGAAGTAGAGGTTGAGGAAGTAGAGGTTGAGGAAGTAGAGGTTGAAGAGGAAGTAGAGGTTGAAGAAGAAGTTGAAGAAGAAGTTGAAGAGGAAGTAGAGGTTGAAGAAGAAGTTGAAGAGGAAGTAGAGGTTGAAGAAGAAGTAGAGGTTGAAGAAGAAGTTGAAGAGGAAGTAGAGGTTGAAGAGGAAGTTGAGGAACAAAAAGAAGAAGTGGTTGTAGAACAAAAGGAAGTTGAGGAACAAAAAGAAGAAGTGGTTGTAGAACAAAAGGAAGTTGAGGAAGAAGAAGAGGAAGAAGAACTATTTGAAGTGGAAATTGATGGAGTGGATTACTATACATCAAATGAAGTAAGTGGTCTCATTTACGAAAAGAAAGCAGACGGTGAAGTAGGCGAAGAATTAGGTTATTTTGAAGATGGTGAACCTGGATTTTACGAATAAGAAAAACGCCTAAATAATAATTTTAATCATTAATATTTTTAATCATTAACAAAAAAATACAAAGTATATTTACTTTTTTTTACGACTTTTATGTGCTCCACTGAATTTCCTATTTTTTCTAGTTTTTGATTTAGGCGTTTTGGATTCCCATTTTTTCAATTCATCCGATACATCAATGTAGAAAGGCGTATCGATGTTATTTTTATTGGGATTTTCACCTAATTCATCTATATGGAAACCGAGTTTATTATCGGAATATGTACAGTTGATAGCCTTGTAATTTTTACTGGTTACTTTACCTTTCATGACATCGACATATAAATGGGCTTCTAATACATTTGCATCGTTTTTACTACTCTTTAATCGGTCCAATCCTACAGTCAAGTATTTATAGGCTTGTTTATAGATTCCCGATTTTTTACATAATCCATTGGAATCATAACAGATTTTCAATTCCTTTTCAAATTGACCCTTCTCACTAGCATCGCCATTGGATTCATCTTCAGTTAAGTCCAATTTTCCAGTACTTTCGTTTATATAGGATTCAATTTCCTTTTTCCAATAAGGGTTCGTAATATAATATTTATTGTACAGTGATTCCAACGATTGTGTTTTGGAGAGAAAATTCTTGAATTCTTCTTTCAAATAGGACTTGATGTGTTTTTCGTCCATATCACCCGTATAGGATGTATTGTCTCGTTTGTACTTAATAGCATTGATTTTCATCGAAAATGTAGATACATGTTCACCAAATAACATGATATCTTTATGGTTGCTAATGTCATTTGAAGTGTACAATGTACTGCGTGCCTTGGTGAATTTACTGTAGGAATCGAAATATGGATACAAATATTTTTCAACACGGGTTTTTATGGTTTTATATTCGCCATTTTCTTTTTCTCCAAAAAAATCATAAAAATTTTTTACTTCAGTTATTGTATTATATTTACTATTATTTTTAATTTGCGTTTCATTTGTTAGTAAAGTAGAGGCCAGCCAAAACTCTTTATCATCTGATTTATTTTTATATTGCTTGTATAATTTTGTATTTTTAAAATTACTGTCGTCGGTAATTACTTTCAAAATATCATCGAATTTTTCTAAATCTTTGTAATATTGGTAGGATACAATAGTTTTAGGAGGAGAATATTGGGTTGTTGTTTCCGTCTTTTCCTTTGTAATGGCAAACATGGCATTGTTAATTCTTTTACCAATAACATAATCAGTTTCCTTGATTTTATAATATGAATAATTATCGTATTTGCTTGTCTTCAACAATATTTTCAGTATAAATAGTTTGTATTCCATTTCCATTTTGTTTTCCAATTCCTCCTTCTTTTTATTGAGTGTATCCATTTGTTTGGCCTTTTCATTTCCACCAGAACTATACGACTGGACAATATTTTTATATTCTGGGTGATTCAATGCATCATTAATCCACGTCACTTTATCTACAGTATATATGGTATTGGAATCTTTTATATAAGAATAAGTTGCTTTAAATCTTCGTGGTATTAATTTTGAAAGGATAGAAGGACGAGAGCCTTTTATAGTAAATAGTTTTGTTCGTACTTCCGGATCGTAAAATTCAATGGATTGATAATGATTATCCGATATATATCCTGTAGGTAAAATCGACTGAATTGTAAATAAAAAATTGGTGGTACATAAAAGTGAATTGTATATTTCATTTGAGTCAGTATCTAGTTTTGACATTTTATTTTGGATATTTTTATCTACAGTGTTGTTCTGTTGATTGTATTTATTTAATATTTTGATAAATGTATTTTTGTTAAAGAAAAATCGAATACGATCTTCATAAGGCATGTCTTGTATTTTAGTATGTGGATAATACATGGTTGGTGAAAAATAAGGATAATTACTTGTAAATGTACCCGGTACGTTTAATATTGAATTAGTCAATTCTATAGGTTCATTTTTATCAGGAATGCTTGTTTTTAACAAGATTTTCAATTGATGTATACTCATATTGAAATATTGGTTATTGTTAATTACTATTTAATGTATATGGAAAAATAAAAAATTTGCTTATATACTAACTATAGAAAGAACTATTTGTTTTTTTATCACTTAGTGGGAGGAGATTTACTTGTATTTAATATTTCTTGTGCCTTTTTAAGTGTACTAACTGCCTTGTTAATTTCGTCATCAGTTAATTGATTTGGAATACCTTCAAATGCTTCTAAAGCACCAATATGGTTGGTAACGAATCCTTCGCTTAAACAGCAAAATGCACTTTTTTCATTGAATAAGAATTCCATACAAATACCGAATATCAATGTTACAGTAAGAGCCACTAATATTTCACGCGTACCCATCCATGCAATGGCAAAAACCAGTACATATTGACTAAAACTATGTTTCACAACGGATTCTACTGTACGACTCATTGGTAAAGTAATCATTTTCGAAGATAAATTCAATGTCAAAATTACTAAACCAGCAAAGATTTTACTGTCATTCATTGGTTGAACTACATTTTGTAAATACCCTTTTATTTTCTTTAATGTACTGTCTACTTTCATAATGGTTGGTTTTTACTTGTTGTATTGTATTTATTTATAATACAACAAGATTATTTTTTCATGTTTTGGAGAGAAATAGAAATGGATTCAATTTTATTATAGTGATATTCTCTCTATTGGTCTACTGTAGAGGCTACAATGGAATTGGTTAACACAACCGGTTCTTCACTGGAAGAAAAAAAGGCCGATACCATATCCCATATGATATTGTCTTTCGACGATTTAGGCAAGGTGAGTTCGTTCTCAGCCAATTGCCTTTTTTGTACAGTGAAATGACACGATTTGTCACATGGATTGCATACTCCATCGCGGAATTCCACATTGGGGTACACATGCTCTAAAGCATCTAAATGACGGATCGGGCGGCCATCTTGGGTGAGGTATTGGGAGGCATTGCATTTTTGTTTGCGGAAGATTGCTTCATTGACCCGCTTAATGGGTGGTAGTGTTTTTTGTACATAGGCTTCTCCTACTGAAGTGAAATCTTTAGCCAGGTGTCCTTCAAACATACCACTCCCTTCTTTTCCCACTTCTTTAGGCATAAATTTGACGTAATTCTGGCCACTTGGTGAAATATCACTGGTCGTTGTTGTGTCAAATGATTCGGTGAAGAAATTCTGGAAGGATGCAGTTGTTTGGTGATAATACAGTACAATAATAAGACATAGTATAATCCCGTGGGTAAAATTACGATGGGCAATAATGGCGATTAAAAGTACCACCAAAAATTTGCCTAAAGGATGATGACTGACTTTAGTAAATACATCGGGGTACAGTAAATACGACAATAAAATGACCACTGGTAAAAACTGGTAAAGCAAAACATATATATTTTTCATGAGTTCGTGCTTTTATTTATGGTAAAACAATTCTCTATACAATGATTAAATATTTTTATAGAAAGAGGAGGAGGTTCTCTCATTTAGGCGTTTTGAGAGAATAATATAATCTGCCTTTTTTGTAAAGAGAGAACGATTATTTTTTTTTGGATTTATTTATTATTTAGCAAGAAATGGCATCTTTATTATCATCGGCAAGTCCATTTAATTCGGGTAAAAAAGGGAAAATGCCTGCCCGAATGTCCAAAACATTTCAACGTCTTACTGCTATAGATGAACATGAACCGAAATTATTGGAAAACTTTAGCGATCCCAATGCTTCCAATGACATGTCTTCTATAGAAAAACATATCGAATCCCAGAAAATGCGGGAAGAAAAAGTACAACAGGCTTTAAACAAAATAACTAGTACTAACAATGATGAGAGTACTTTAGGCAATTTTACGGTCCAACCTGAAATGGCATCTCGTGTTCCTGAAACACACTTTCCACCAGTACCAGTTGCTCCACCGGTAAATACTTCCCAAAGTTCCAGCACTTCTAGAGACAAAATAGAAGGGTTTTCATCCGGGGCTTTGTCGACTTTAGGAAGTATGCATTCCCGTACAGGTAGTTCATATCAGCAAAGTTACGGTCCCACCCAGTATTCACAACAATTAACTGCTAAACAAAACAATACACCCATCTACAGTAGAATGAATGGCAGTAGTAGTGGTGGTGATTCACAGCAACAATTAATGGAGAAACTCAATTATATGATCCATTTATTGGAAGAACAACAAAAAGAACCGACCCAACATATTTTGGAAGAATTCCTCTTGTACGGTCTTTTAGGTATTTTTATGATCTTTTTAGTTGATTCATTCACCCGTGTTGGAAAATACACCCGGTAATTGGCTTTGTATTTTATATTGTCTTTCTTATATAGTCAAAACTATAGTGTTTTGACTATAGTTGAGTTTCATTCAAATATTTTTTTTTCGTTATATATTATATTATTTATGACTAAAGTATGTATATTACAAACTGATAATAGGCCATCGTTAAGTTATTTAGTAAAAACATCTGAATGTAATAAAATGTTTTGTAATAAATTAGGTTATAATTATTTATTTTTGTTATTGGACAACAATAAGTATGGAAATATTCATCCAGCAACTAAAAAAATATACATAGTAAATGAGTTACTACTAAATTCTGATTACGATATTATAGTATTTTTAGACAGTGATGCATGGATACAAAATGGCAATTGGCTAAAACAGACGGTTGATAATTTAATAGAAAATCAAAATATACACGGTTGTTTTTCACGTGATCCTTATGTAAAAAAAAATACATTCATAAATAGTGGTTCCTTTATTATCAAAAACAATGAATATACTAAAAATATGTATAAAATAATAATAGGTAATTTACAAACAGACCATTCTCATCATAATTCATGGCCATATGATCAACATTATATAAGCAATTACGTTTTTGAAAATAAAGATAACTTTATTGTATTTTTACCAGATATATTAAATACTCCAATAGGTAAGATTTTAAGACACAATTGGTGTAAAAATAAAAAAATGTATGATGATTTAAATCATTTATTGAGTACTAACGGTGAAAATACAGACAAAATAGTATTTGATATAAAAAATTACATTGATAACAAGCCATTTCCTAATACAATTCCAAATGGTTATGAATATTTTTCATAATATTTCTTGGTTTTATCATTGTTTAGCCATTTTTATATAGTCAAATTTCTTTATATTTGTTTTCTTTTAAATAATATATATTATTGTATAGTTATGTTAGATCGATTTACAAGAAAAAAAAGCAAAGGAAAAAGTCTATCGAAAAGTCCGTCGAAAAGTATTACTAAAGATAAAATTATAGAAGATATTATTATAAAAGCAAGAGAAACATCCAAAGACAAACATGGTACAGAAGATAAATATACTTATTATATCGATTCGGCAAAAAAATTAGCCATTGATTTCTACACTTTTAAAAATAAAAAACGTACACTAAAGTTAGGATTGATATCAATGGCTAATTTATCGTCTATGTATAGTCTAAAATTGGAACAATTACCATTGAAAATTTTGAAGAAAATAAATACAATTTTAGATCCTATAGGCAAACCAGTCAAAGGCAAGTCGATATGGACTCCGACAAAAAAAGCACATTCTGTAGACCGTGATACTCTTAAAGTTCGCAATACATTTCGTGATATGAAAAAAAAATTGGATGCGTTAGACCGTAGAACAAAAACGATTGAAGGCCTTCGATCAAATACAAAAAAAATGATAAATCAATTATATTATGCTGACATTGATGAATTTGAAAATATAAGTAGGAAATTACCAACACCGCCTAAATTAACACCGGTTAAACCACCTAAACCACCAAGAAAGAGTAGCACCATTAAACGCAAGAGCAAGAGCAAGAGCAAGAGCAAGAGCAAGAGTAAATAATACTACTATACAAGTATCACAATCTTTTCATATTGTACAGGACTACGGGGGTACACTAAATTGTACAAATAAAAAGCCGATGTATTTTCCATGTGCAATTCGTACTTTTCTCTCCATTTGTCTAAAATGATTCCATTATGAGAATACTTTGGAATCTCCAATATACCTTTTGTATGGTCACTGTCCTTTTCCATTAATAAGAATTCCTGTAGACAATTCACAAATCCACGGAAAAACAAAATGCCTAAAGGATCGTGATCATGGTTGAACTGACCGGACTTTGGTTCAAAATTCATCGATGCCACTAATTTGATAATATGTGGTTGACTTATAGTATCATCCAACCACGACCGGTGTGTATTTTCCATTACATAAACACCATGTACATGTTCTACTTTTTGTATTTTATAAACAGTAGCATAAATCACATAACGTTCATTTGTCAACCATTCTACAGTATACTCAAATGGTGGCAATACACAAATATCGAATTGCCGGGTCATTTGATAGTAAATGGTTCGCCATAAATCCAGATGGTTCCGGTTGAGACAATATATACGGTAATTGCGTGGTAATTGATGAAATCGCACGTTTCGCAGTACAAATGTATATGTATTGTATTGGACTAACGGTATAACTCCTGTACAAAGCGTTCCGTGTTTAGTGAAACAGAACCCATTGGGTATTATACCAGTTTGAACGTTGTGAGAATAAATATGGGTTTGAATGAGATTCCGAGACAAATGTTTCGATTGATATTGTGTATGAACACACAACATATCCCAATATTGAATCGTTGTACTGGATTCCGGATAATGCAAAAAATACACAACCACCGGGCGACTTAGAATGCAACCGTAGAATCGCGTATAATCCGGTTTAGATGCCCATTTTTGTAAAACGACCGATGTATGTGGTCCAGACCCATGACTTTCGGGTTCGATTAATCGTTGTTCTCGATAACACGAAATCCAAGACGCTCCATAAAAAAGAGATCGTAAATACTTTTCTGTACAGTGAAATAACGCATAGTCATTGTCTAAATAGTATCCCTGTAGAAGATTGCATAATGAATCCCAATGCGTAAACTGTTCCATTTGCCACGTTTCAATGTGCTCAATATCGCAAAAAATACCCCGTTTAACGGGTCGATTGCGTTTCCAATAGGGACGTTTGTTCCACAATAAGAATCGTGGATATAATTCATACGAATGATAAACGGGTTGGTGAAACCAAAAAGGCGATTGCCATTTCAAGTATAACAAAATGATGGCATACAGACCACATAATAGATAAATACTATAGACGAGTATATTCGTATAATTCATTTATACGATTGTAGACCTACACCACAAACTTACCAACCAAACTTTATTATACTCTTTCTACAGGTTTAGTTAAATCCGGTTACAACTCGTTCCCATTCTTGTACAGTTAAAATTGGGATTTTCGGCAAATGAACATGGCATTCCCAAAAGTACCGACAAAAGGCCCATTGGAAATCCAATTGCGGCAATCCGTCTTCATTGACTGGACCGATATAATATTTAGAATGTTGTACGCGCAAATAATTCTGGATCGAAACTGGTAATAAAAAGTGATATACCGGAGGCAATACATAACACAATTGAGTATAAGGGTGAACTGGTTGAGTTTCTTGGGTAAATGGTAAAAATTCGGTTTCATAATGCGGGATTTTAGGGGCTAAATCTTCCAATAATGGAGGGTAATCATATTGATATGTCCAACTCCAATTGACCTTTCCTACAGTATAGTATTGGGTGACCCATTGCAACCCTTCTAAATAGGATTGACAAACATTCAAAATTGACACTTTAGGTGGAAATAATAATTGATAATAGCGATTTTGCCAACCCTTTTCATATGGGTCGACCGTAAGTTCTACTGCACGATTCAATACAGGTGTATTGGTAAACAATTCGATTCTTTCAGCAGTTGTTGACTTTCGTTGTAACTGGACTGGACGTTTCGACCATTTTTCCCGTACAGTATATTCTTGATGTAACCATTCTTGTTCACATTTTGCTAAAGTTTTTACAAATCGTGATAATTGTTTCCATTGGATTTTTGGTTCGCCATTTTCATTGGGTAATAATAAATAAGAATTTCTCTTGTTTCCAATTTCTTGACGGTACACTTCCAATAATACATCGATACCGTGTGTACGTATATTCATACTGGGAAAATGCGGTAGAAAATCATTTCCTAAAAAGAAGCAAATAAATACGTAATCTTGAAGTCGATTGGGGTCATATGTAGAACTACATTTCATACTGGATACAATAGACCGGCCCATTTTAGCAATATCGAGAAAGAGCGGTTCATCGGGTTTGACCGAATCTTCTATAAGTGATTTGGTCACAGAACCGAATTGGGGGGCTTCGCGAAATACATATAATGAAGGACAAATAGGTAAATGCAGTAAAGACAACATGAGTAAATCGGCATCGAGTCCATAAACCGCACTGGTTTCTTCCGACGATTGATGTGGATTTTCACGCATATGGGCATACAATTTATGTTCTCCTTCACCGGGTTCGTCGGGTGTGGCTACGTATATCGACCGTACACAATAATCACGTTCTTTATTGCGAAAATGGGTTTTCATATATTGACTCAATTGATTCATGAAGACAGTACCAGGTGTAAATATACAAGTCGTTTTTCCATCTTCTACAGTTGTTGCAGGGGGGTCGATTGCATTGTATACTGCTTTTTCAAACCAGGACTTATATCGACGAGTACGTTGTTGATCCATTTTAGCCATAGGTACTACTCCGTCAAATGCAATGAAAATAACGTCATTTGGACGGATTTGCCGGATATACATGTCTATTTTTTCGGCTGTGGATTGAATAATCGAACTGTAGAATTCTTGTACAGGTAAGGATGTATCAGTAGAACGATATACGTCATATAAAATGGAATTGCAATCCATGTACAACCGAGTGAATTTGACACGGTCTTTTACAATAGAAGCGTAATTATGAATGATTTTGGCATAAGAATGCAATATGTGAGAGAAATAACTTGGAATTCCCATTTTGTTAGATTGTCAATCTTCTTTCTACTATAAAATAATATAGTAACAAAACTGTTTATATTATTTTCAATTTTTTATATTCTGCATATAGTATAATAGTATAATAGTATACTCGTAATATATATAACACAATATCCTATAGTAATCAAAAATCATGGAAGTAAATTTACCTTCGATTTTTTATTTATTTTACCGTTTAGCCCCTTTCATTTTAGTGAGTTATTTTGTATTGGGATCCATTATTAATGGCGAACCCAAAGGATTTATCTATTTAGTTGGTTTGGTTTTCACATGTGTAATGACTGTAGGAATGATGTCCGTAATTGGCGAATCCGTTGTCAATACTTCACCGGTTTGTGAAAATCTCAAATTAGGCAGTGGAACAATCATTAGTGATACGCCAATGAGTATGGTTATTTTTTCCTTTACATTCTTCTACTTATTGTTTCCCATTGCTAAATACCATTTAGAATTGACCAACATTCCGATGTTGATATTCTTCCCCATATTAATTTTAGGCGATATTTACTGGAATATGTATTTCAATTGCTTTTCTATGGTAAACGTACTCATTGCTCTTATTATGGCCGGCGGGGTTGGATTGTTTTATTCGTTCTTGATTGACAAAACCCGATTACCATCTCTACAGTATTACAATGTTGGAAGTAATCGCGAACGTTGTGCAATGGCTACGAAAAATAGGTATAAATGTACAACATACAAGGCCGATGGTACAGTTTTAAGTCAAACAACAAAGTAGGTAGACGCCCTTATTCACGTGTGAAAATAGTGAATGTTATATTCAACCCACTTTTGAATGGAACTGGATAATCGTTTTCGTGCTAAATCATCGGAGATTAATCGAAAATTGTAGGTTTTAGCCAAAAAGTGGTACCAGAATTGTTGAAGAATCACATGAAGATTTCCTTTGGAATATTTTGATTCGACTTCATCTTTAGGATACAATGGATATCCTTTACGAACATTGACTGCATTATGGAAATTATACAGCATATCGCGTAATTGTGCTTTTGTTTGTATTGCATTGAAATTTACTCCATTCAAATAATGTACGGCGTGATTAGTACAATCCGGACAGGGCAAATTGGAACAAATATTGTAGATAAGGTTTAGTAAACCTTGACGGACATGGTGAAACTCTTCTTCTCGTACTTTTTCGGCTAATACATGGAACAAATTCCAAAATGGCTCACCCCATTTGATCTTTTTACTACCTTGTATGGTGGCAACTTGACTTTCATAGGTCTGAGAGTGGACAACGGTAACTTGTTTAGGTGATTCAACTGGTCGTCTAATTATAGGTCTTCTGTTTTGAGTGAATAGTAATATTTGTTTCTGTTCTACAGGACGTGATGTATTTTTTACAGTGGCTCTAGGATTTGTAAATAGCATACTTTTTATAGGGATTTTCTTATAATAAGGATGAAAATGTCTTCTATAACATACAGTACATTTTTTCAAAACCTATATAAATATTTATTCTAAACTTTATTTAGATTAAATATATACCTGTACAAAAAAATAAAATCGGAATTATTGTAAAAATATAAGTCATATAGTATATCATCATTATGTCAGCCATTGAAACCGAAACTGAAACTGAATCGAAAATAGCACCCACTAATAATTTGACTTCTATTGTGAAAGCATGGGTGGTGAATGACAACCAAATTCGTGCCTTAAATAAAAAAATGCGTGAACTGAGACAAGAGAAGAAGGACCACACCGAAAAAATGATTGATGTCATGAAACAATACGAAATCGATAACTTTGATGTGAAAGACGGGCAAATACACTATAGAACACAGAATCATCGCGAACCATTGACACAAAAAAAGTTGTTGAGTATATTGGAATCACATCCACAAATGAATGGTCACCAAGCCAATTTACTCGGCCAATTTATTTATGATAGTCGTAAAACTGTACAAAGAGATGTGATTAGTCGTAAGATTGTAATCAAACCAGACAACTAATTTGTGGTAGTGGCTGTTGCAGTGGCTGTTGCAGTGGCTGTTGTAGTGGCTATTGTGGTGGCTATTGTGGTGGCTGTTGTAGTTGTATTGGACGAAGAAGGAGGTGTTGTACGGTAAATAATATATTGGTCCCCGTCTTTTTTGTATTTCGCAATAACCTTTGGATTCGGGGTTTGCTTTAGCACATCTTCCGTTGAAAAGATATTTCCATGTTTGTCTAAATAATAAACAATACCATTGATTTCTTTGGCTATTACTTCAGCATTGATATATTGTGAATCGTCGCCTGTACTTGTAGATACGATTCCGTGTGGTATGCCTTTTATATGAGTACCACAGTATGTAAAGCCGTCTTTTTGTTTTCGGGTACATTGTTCACCATTGGCTCGTTTTGCATGACATCGGTTGTTGCACGGAATGCTGTTTTTCACACGCTTACGTTTGCTTACATCCTCCTTCGATAATACTAACCGGTCATATTGGAACACGAACTCCATTAGATCTTGTACTTTTTCCGTATCCGTAAATCGCAAATTCAATGTTTTTTCTTTGATTTGCTTCTTGAAATCACCTATATATTCGGCAATACGTTTATTTAATTTTCGATCCATTTTGTTTACTTTTTATTCTCGTAATTACTGTACAATAAATACTAATGAGTAGTCTATAAGTATATAAAGAAAAAATGGGTTTATTTCAATTTTTCCCCATTTATATGATTAAATATTAAAAGCATATAAATACTGATTTTTTTCATTTTTTGTTTTGTCTTCTATGGTGCTTTCGGTTATTAACGGACAAATTTCTTGCGCATGATTTCCAATACACTGAATGCTTCACTACATGCTTGGTTTAAATAATATTTTGTATAGGTCACATTACCATTGTTATCATTACTACTGTACCGATTGGAACACATTCGGATGACACTATAATCATCATGAGGGTGGTACTTTTTGAACCCGATATAGGTCAATTCGGGTTTGTTTTTCAAACTATGATTGGTTTTGTAAAACATACTGTACAGGAAATATTCTAATATGTAACCCAGTGTATAATCTTCGTTTTCTAGAATAATATCGTATGCTTCAATATTCGGTGAAACTACACTTGTATAGCCCATTTCTTTTGATTGGTCACTGAAATGCATAGGAACACTATCACTTTGTACGGATTTTTGGAATTGCTCTATTTTTTCCTGTAGAATACGGCATGCTTTTTCCACTAATTCGTAATTCGTGTATTGTCCTATGGTTTTAACTACAAATTCAAATGCATTGGCTTCTTCCTGTTCATTGGTTTTGAAACAGCGTTGAGCATCCAAATACTGGAAATTCTTTTCTTCAAAATCAATTTCTGCTTGTGGACGACCTTCGTCTTTATACGACTGTAGAACATGTGACCAACGTGTGGATTTTTTCTCCGGGTCGACTACATTGAAATACGCACATTTGCTTGCCACATTGAACATGCCGTTCTCAGCAGCAGTGGCTACGGAAAACCCAGCGGTTAGTTTGAGTTCCTCACCTGGTATAGTTGGCCCCATCATAGGACGTAGCCGTAGAAAATCAATCGGTCGATTACTACGAATATCACGTGGAAATAGTTTCAACAATTCGGTCTTTTCCAATTGCTGGCCACTTTCTTTGTGTACGATTTTGAAATCGTCGGTCGTGACCCATAGCATTTCATAATCACTCGTGTTTTTCGCATCTACAGTTAATTTGTAATTTTGCGGGAATTCTTCTAAATCTTGTGATATAATTGGAATACAACTCAATCGTTGTTTCACAATTTCATTGTGGAAACGCGATGTATTCGTCTCGATTTGACATTGATTAATACTACTGGTTTCTGTGCGAATGGCAATGACCGGAATATCACTCAGAATTGTACGACGAATGCCATTTGCTAAACAGATTGGTATATCCTCTATTACAAAATGTAAGATCCCTTCATCTTCGTAATTTTTGGATACAACTGGATTTATAGATACCGATCCTGTGGTGGAATTTTCAGTTGATGTAATAAAATCGGTCATGATTTACTTTCGGAATTAATAACAATAGAAATAAACGAATTGACTGGTGTATAAAGTATAGTGTGTATTGATATTAAAAACACATACTATACATTTAAATCAATTTTTCCCTTTTTTGTGTTTCATTTTTTCAATTAGGGGGGGTTATAGTAGAATACCTGTATGGGTAGTGGGTATGTGAGTGCCCCCGGAAAACAAGAACAAAATAATGAACAAAAACATGAGAACAATCGGGAACAATACTAATATCCAAGAAACTGTAGGGGCACCGGCCTTGCATATTAAATTCAATACCCAAGTCCAGAAAATAACGTACAACATTTTAATCAAAAATAACATTGCTGTATTGGACACTTCACATGAGTAATTACCCGCGCAATAATTGGTGTTGGACCCTACGTTTTGGAAAGTCATGACAAGCAAAATAATCATAGAAATGACTAAATACACATAGGCAGGCTTGCATAAATTCTGTATACGACTGAGTAAAGATGGCATTGTTTATGAATACTATATATTAGTACAAATAAAAAATTATACCAGTGAAGATTTGAAATGGGACGCCTTTTTGGGCGTCATTTCAAATTGTTACTGGTATCTGACCCTGAAATATTGAAAATGTCCCATTTTAAATCTTCAAGGGTTTAAAATAAAAAAAGGGATTTGGGTTTGCCTTTTTACACATAATAACCAGTAGGATTAATGTTGTTTACGGGTGTTTCATATGGAGTGCCTACCAGTTTATGCATAAAATAAGAAGGATTCGTACCAAGATCGCCTAAAATAGAATTACCACCGCCTTTCATATTTTTGTTCAATTTGAATTTTCCTTTCCCAGAACTACATCTTCTTGTACAGTTATTTCTACGGCATCGTTTTTTCGTACAAGCACGAATGCGTTTTCTTCTACGGGTATTTTTACACATTTTACATTTGCATTTGCAATTTTTGTTGCAACAACTACTACTCTTGCGCATTTTTCTACCAGCACGACCTGTTCTTTTTTTACGACGACTACCGCCTCCCATAAGTAAAGTACCAGTGTTACCAACCGACAATGAAGTACTATTAATAGATGGACATTGACAAGTCATAATAAACTATACAGTACAATTATATTTTTTATAAATACGGGTTTGGTTTTATTCTACATCAACATGAGTCAACATGACTCGACGACAACATACATTGGTCAATTTCAATTCATTTAATATTTCACCTTCTACACTCTCTTTATTGACCATGTCTTTTGTATAGTAAATTACTCGGTCGGTAATATTTCGTTCTTTTTTTCGTTGGCGTGTTTGTTCTAAATAGTATCGATGTTTATCAGCCAATACATTTCCACAGGTTACACATTTAATAGGAATAATCATATTGCTCGATTCGTTTGCTGGTTCGCGTTAAGTATACTAAAGTAGAAGATTGTATTTATTCTTATTTTCTACAATAATCATTTCTTATTCAATTTTTCCTATTTTTTACTTCGTCTTGACTTTTACCTTTTTTCTACAGCGTTTGGTTACAGAATTACGAATATACCCAGTAGGACAAGGTGGGAGTTTTTTCGCTGTTTTCTTAACTTTGCATTTGCCGTTGCCTTTGCCTTTACCTTTACATTTGGACTTTTTGGATTTGGAAACACTAGGTGATTGAACCTGGACTCGTCGTTTTGCTTGTCTTGATATAGGTGGAGTCATTGTAGGAGAACGTACTTGATGTGACCAGGATTTCGATTTTTTAAGAATTTCTTTTGATGGCATTGGACTACCAGTCTTGTACAGTTTATACTTGACCAATAATTCTTTCATCGATGAATACCAGACATCTAAATTGTCATTTCGTTTGGCTAAATCTGGAGCACAAAATTCATTGATTAAAGATTGTGCCTTTTCCAAGAATTTGGTATCGATTTTAGCAAAAGCCGATGGTGTTTTCTTCTTTTCTTCCAATAAATAGTTCATTAAATTATTCAAGTCAAATGCGAGACAATAACTATCAAATGTATTGGCGGCTTTCTGAATAAACTGGTTAAATGTGAAATAATCACGGTATGCTTTACAGGAATCCGTTTTAGCGAAATCTTTTTCATTGCTACAACTTGTCTCGGGTGGATAATAAGTATGACTACGTGCCATTTTATTTTCATTGTTTTTGCTTTTAATAATGTGCTGACTTAGCGATGTAGCCATACCGAAATCAATAATTTTAATGGCTCCATTTTTTACATTATAGACAATATTTTTCATTTTGATATCATAATGCATTACGTTGTTTTTCCGGAAAAATGCTAAACCTTGAATTAATTTTAACAATGATGTGAAAAAATGACATTGGTTGGTATACGTTTCTTTAGCCAGGAAATTTTCGGAATAATCTTCTACATTGACTCCTCCATCTTCCATCAACAATAGACGTAAATTTTCCGTTTCATTACGATATTTGTACAAATAATGACTGAGTCCTTGACATTCTTCCAATGCCTCTTCGAAATTGCTATTTCGTTTAGGAGTACATTGTATGGGTTCCTGTAGAATATATTCACTGATATTTTTGATTTTCGATATTTTCTTCATTTCATTCAATTCCTCTAAAGCATCATCTTTATGGAGAATCTTGGAGACACTTGATTTTGGTAACTTTTTCTTGATAGTGGTCTTGCATGATAATTGTGGTTTCGTTACACAACCATATGTACCATAACCTACAACTTTGGGTTTAGACATATTATATTGAATGGTGTTTTTTTTATTGAACGTGTATTGTATAGAAATTAATGGGAAAAAAAATCAGTCATCCCTGGTTATATAGTGGTCTATTAGTGGGCGTGTGGCTGTGTATGACTTATATTAGTACTGTACGGGAATCAAATAAAGAAAAAAAACCCGAAGGTTTTTATACTGGGACTGGGACTGGAACCGATGATGAAACCGATGCGGATGACGACGCATTGACACCATTTGTCTACAGTTCAACGCGTCTAGACAATACGGATATATTTCCTGATTACCACGATACAGAAAAACAAATCCGTCTCGACAATAAGCATAAAATGAATGTTTTATATGTAAAAGGTGCCGATGGCAAACCCATTGGAATTAATATGGAAACAACACAAAACTTACCTACATTTTATACACCGGGATCATTTCAATATAGTGCTTCTAATTACGTACCTACATATGAAGATTCGGTCAATCTATCTTCTTTGTCAATCGACTCTACTTATGCAGCGGCTGGGACTTCCGATGATGCTTGAATAGGCGATAATGTATCTGGTTCATAAAGTTTAACAGGCAAATCATCTCGTACAAAATGACATTGTCCTGTAGAAGTCCATTCTACTTGAATTGCCCGGATTTCAACACCGTTTTTATCTGCTTCTTGTACTGCACGTTTATAAGTCAAATCAATATTGGACGGTTGAAAATGCGCTACATCTGTACGTTGGATCACAAAACACAATATGGCCCGGTATTCCGTGGTTTGAACAATTTCTCTCAATTCATTAATATGTTTCAAGGCACGTTCACTTACTACTTGTGTACTGTTTTTACGGTACCCATCGGGGAAATAAGCAATCTTTTCTGTATAGTGTTTCGTATTTTCAATTCCTGCATAACGTTTGCGCTCCTTTTTCGGTACATCGACATAATCGGCTAAAGGCACGTTTTTGATTTCCATGATATAAGGTCGACCATCGCCGTCGATCCCCGTATAATCGAAACGCGAATTCATAAATTTGAATTCACGTTTCATAGAATGATGTTTATGTAAAAACCGTAGAAGATCCTGTTCTAACATTCTCTCTACTAGATTTTCGGCCATTTTAGGATGAATGCCCACCACGATTTGATGCTCGCGTTCTTGTAAAATGGCTAAATATACCGCATAAGCACACTTGTTTTTCTTATTTTCTACAGGGGATATCACTACAGTACTCCCTTTGTCCGATAACCCACAGCATCCCAGTGCTGGTGTATGGGCTAAATAGGGTGTATTCTGTACAATGATATCCGCCACATATGGTGTTTTACAACTAGCCGATGGACGTTTTACAATCTCGGTGACTTGGGCTCCAGGTAAATCATATAAAAGTGTCATTTTTATAAAGGTCGTATATTGGTATTAATTTATGTTACTTGTATAGTACTGTAGAGAAATCGGCTAAATCATTCAATTTTTCGTTCTACTGTAGTGAAAATTGGATCTATATGGATGTTTCTCTCAAAATGCCTAAAGTAAAAAGGATTTCCAAAATATTTGGGGAAGATGAATTGATCGATGAACATTCTTGTTGGAGAATTCTGAAATACTTTTTACTTTAGGCATTTTGAGAGAAAAAAGGACCTTTTGGGTTTTGGTCCTAAATCAAGGACTTTTTGTTAAAATCCTCATTTAATTTCCGAAAGAAGCACACAAGGTTTGACAATTTGGATGATTGCTTGATATGTACCATTTTTTCTTTGTAGGATCCCATTTACCACCTTGCTCTTTTACTTGCTCTTTTTTCTGGAAGGGGACCTTTAAATAGAGTCTCTTCTCAGTGGCGGCTGCGCCGCCACCACCACCACCTCCATTGTTACCAATTGCCTCATTTGCCAAACGGTCAGCATGATCATTTCCTATAGAATGTATATCCGAACCATTTGTATGAGCCATTACATGCATTGCTTTCCATTTTGACTGACGTGCATATTTGCTGTACAAAGTATACACGTCGCGAACTAGTTCTTTATTGGGAATCGAATCACTCCATTGTTTTCTACTATTTTTCTCTCCAAATGATGTTAAACATAACATGGAATATTTGGAATCAGTGACAAAGACAACCGTCAAATTCGGGTCGGCATTCGTATAGGATTCCATAATATTCATGGCTTCTAATAATGCTCCCAATTCACCGGTATTATTGGACTGTTTTCCCATTACTTGTTTGGATACATTTCGCGGATCATTTTGGCCAAAATAAACACCCATACCGGCCTTTGCCTTTGCTGAACCATTGTGTATACATGAACCATCAGTATAGACGAATATTGTATTGGTATCGTGTACGGGTACAGTAGATGAGGTGACAATGGATTCAGTGGGTTGAGGTGGAGGAGGAGGTAAGGCTTTGCCACTTTTTGTTCCAAAGAAACTCGTTATAGCAGATTGTTTTGTTTGAACCATTTTTTGCGTATATATTTGTTTGTTTACACTCGGTATTTTTTGTTCTACAGTAATTCAATTTTTACTGGGAAAATAGTATGAAGTTATATAATTATATACAATCATATATTTATTATGAAATTAATCATATTTATCCATACATGTGAGAAATATGAAGAATCCCGAGCCAAATTGATTGAATCAACTTGGGGAAATAGAGAAGATATAGTATTTATTACTGACAATCCAAAATCCAGTCTAACCCGCCATATTTACATTGGGGAATACAAAAAAGGACCGACCTATCACCCTGAAAATGTGATAAAAATGTTCCATATTTTTATGGAAAAGTATAATGATTATGATTATTTCATGATGATAGACGATGATAGTTATTTGTATGTGGATAAACTGAAAATGTATTTGTCATTTTTCGATAAAAGTGATTCTTATTTAATAGGAGATTTTTTGAATTGGGTAACTGTACATAGTGGCCCTAATATTGTATGCGACTATATGAAATGGCCAGGTGGTGGACCCGGTTTAGTATTTACCAAAAAAGCTATTATAACCTTTCTACAATTAATCCATAAATTTAATATCAATTACACAAATCACGATGTTTGGTTACATCACTTGTTTATGTTGTCCAATAAAACTATAAAACGTATTCATTGCCCCGGATTTCATCAATTTAATGCACCGGAATTATTGAAGAAATATGTCAATAATTTTGAAGATAATTCTATTATTTCGGTACATTTAGAACACAATATGAGTTTATTACAAAAGTTGCACAATAATTCTAATATACATTAGAAATCATTATTTTAAATTTAAAATGGGATGAAAAATCCAATTTTAATATATTCTTCTACAGTAGATATTAAGGAGGAGACAAATAAAATAATGTTCTGGACAACAAAGCAATTTTTGATGATGAAAGGATTACCTATTTTAGAACCACCTAAACAAATACAAACAAAACATGTTCGGTTTAGCAATAAATCTCGCATTATTCTAATTCCCGATTCGGAATACTGTACAGTGAAACAAGACATGTGGTACAGTGATTATGATTATTACAAATTCAAAATAGAAGAATACAGTAGACAAGTTGGAAATCACTTTTCATTGATGAAAAATTTACCACTTCATACTAGTGGTGTATATTGACTCGGTATCCTTTAGTCGTTTTCATCCGTCTTATTCGATTTCCATGACTATCTTCCGTTAATGGCGATATATTTTTCATAACACTGGGTTTACTATAATTTGAATCACTATCTTCTATAGTACTACTACCGTCATGAACAGAATCATGACACGACGAACAAAGTGCCATCAAGTTGGCTTTATGGTTTTTATGTATAGTGCCAATATAACCGTAAGAATTCGCGTATTGCTGTTCTTGTAAATGATGGGTTTCTTCCGACATCATAAGTCCACACATTTCACATTTTCCTCGTATCTTTTCTACATTATATCTACTACTTTTATGTTTTAGTGACCCTGTGTATTCGGGAAAATATTGACTACGAAATTGATACGCCATTTCCATTAATTCCTCGGGCATTTGGAGAGAACGACATACTTCCAGTCCATAATTGGCATTTCCCGGTCCATCTTGTAATAATCGTTCGTATTCTAATGAATCAGTGGCTCCATTGTAGACAACCGATAAATGACACATGTGCAACGTATCCAATTGAGTCAATTCTGGAAATCGAGTGATTTCATGGAAATGAGTGGCCAATAAATAAGAACTTTTTTGGTTATACAAATGCTGTAAAGTCGTCATCACAATACATAATGCCGATGTACTTTCTGTACCGGAACACAACTCGTCTCCTAATATAAGACTATTGCAATCACCATATTTCCAAATGATTCGTAATTCCGACATTTCAACATCGAATGTCGAGAGACCTTTGAAAAGATTATCTTGATTTATAATACGACTAAATATTGACCTGTACGGGTAATACACAAATTCACTACACGGTACAAACATTCCCGATTGCGCCATAATCACGGCTATTCCTAAAGCACGCATTAAACTCGTTTTTCCTACAGCATTGGTGCCAAATAATAACATTCCATCCGGGTTTCCTAAACCGAATTCCACGTCGTTGGGCACATATGTTTCATTTCGCAAGAGTTTTTCGATTAATACGTGTCGTAATCCACTGGCTTTGACATAGGACTTGGTTTCACCATTGGAGGTTTCCTCGCATTGGCCAATCGTGGGTCTACAGTAATGATTTTCCAATGCTACTGTACACTTATTCCATAATACATCCAATCGGGCAATTAATTTGGATGCCAATATACATGTATTATAGAATCGGTCTTCCAGTGTATCTAAAATAGTCTTGTACAGTGTTTGTATGGTGGTTTGAATCGATTGTTCGATCTCTTGTAATGTAGAGGATAGTTTCGATAGAATGGGGCTGGAAATCATCATATAATTCTTTTTTGTACTGGGTACAAAGTGAATTTTCTTGAAATCTTCCATTAATTCTTTTTTATTGGATTGAATCCATCTTTCTAAATCATCATTTTGAGAGAAAAACTCTCTCGTTTTTTTTTGAAAGTCTTTTAATTTTTCTTCCATTTTTTTGGATTTAGTTTGAGTTATTTGGAAATACGCACAAGCCGTACCACCTCCACGTTTATCCGATGTAAATTCACGTCGCACATGGGTTTCTTTAATGGGATTTTTCGGGTTCATTAATGTCTCCATAAACATCCAATATGAATCCCATTCTGAATTGCACTGAAGTAATTCTTTGTACAGTAATTCCAATTCAGGGAAAAAAGATGGTTTCAAAAAACAGGTTTCGTGGATGGATGACCATTGGAATCGTTCGTCTAAATAATGTAGAACACTTTGTAATTGATTGAGTGTATTACTATAGGATTCAGTAGAAGCATATTGATGAATAAGTGGCATTTCGGCTAAACAAGTCCATAATTGTTCGGCAGATTGGAGAGAACCGTATAAATAGGAAATCTGTAGAGGTGTAATTTTACGATTCACTAATAAACGACTCAAATGGTCGATATCGTGTACTGATTGTAACTGTTTCCGGTAGATACTCATAGAATCGAGATTGTCTTGGTTTTTAACCCAACTATCCATTAAATCATAGATTTGATTCAATTGTGTACAGTCATATACCGGGTGGGTCAATTGGTAATAAAACATACGACTTCCCATTGACGTTTTACAATGGTCCAAAAGAGAATAAACCGAGTTTAATGACGAAATATTGTGAGATGATTTGGCTCCAATATTGGATGATTTATTGGAACCTTCGTTATCAATAATATTCAACTGTAGAAGTGTATTATTGGCCAATTTCATGAACTGTGCTTTGCTTTCCCAAATAGGGAGAGACATTTTCTTACATAAGATTGGATTATGTTCTTCTAGAAAATGTAGCAGAATCACAAATGATTGTGTAGCCAATGGGTATTCCTGAAATTCCATACATTTGTTTACCATATCTACGTCGAAATATTGACCGAATACATGGTCACAATGACGCTGTTTTTCGGCGTTCTGTACAATGGTCATGGTCGAGTTGTATTCGTGAACATACATTGAACGCAATGTAGGAACAAAATCACGAACTTTTGGTACATCGGTTACTAAAATCACTTCTTTTGGACGGTATATCGAGAGAACACGTTCCATGTCATCAAATGTGGTAGAATGTATACGTTCATCTTGTATCGTATATTCCAATAAATAAGATTGATTTGTTACTACATTATACAGTGCCATTCCTGTACAATAATGATTCTGCTTTTTGTATATAAACGATTTAACCCAAATGGATACAGTATATGTATTATTTTGTACAGTTGTTTCCGGTGGAATATAAGTACCGGGTGAATACACGCCTTCCATTATCCGGGTTTTCTTTTTCTTTGCCGAACCACTTCCTTCTTCTTCTACATAAAAAACCAATGTGAACTGTTGTTCCAATAAGATATCCTTGTACTTTTCTATGTGCATTGGTGATGTATGGAATCCCGACAAATATACTGGATATTTCTTTTCATATTTGATTGCTTTAGAAGACATTCGCAAATCACAAACATATGAGAATTCTTCGATTAAACTTCCTTGGATTGTATCATGGTCCGGATGTTTGTATCCATACACTTCAAAGAATTTCCCGATTTGATACAATAATAGAGTCTTAGGTCCGTATTTATCTTGATATAATTTGGTGAGACGGAAATATTCATCCAATACACCTTTATCACAATCTACCACTTGCTCGTCGTCTTTATTTACTGTAGAATAATGATTACTTGATGTTGTTTCAAAAAACATTGGTACTTTTGATTTTTGATTTTTACTATTTAAACTTATAAATAGAGAGAAATACGATTTATATTTATTTTTCAATAAGATATTATTTTCTGACACTGAATACAGTTTCATTTTTTATAATGTACACACCATTTTCTACAGTATTCCCTTGACGAGAACCGTTATAAAAAAATTGAGGAAAAATTGAAAATGAAAAAAATCTATAGGGTGGATTGTATATACACACTTTCGTACTTCGTACTTCGTACTTCGGTCGTTTTTCCTAATACAATTGAACCAAAAATCAAAACCATGACACTATTTTCTAAAGCAACTAGACCACAGATTATTACTTTAGAAGGAAATATTGGAGCAGGTAAATCCACCTTTTTAGAAAAAATGCGAAACTATTGCCAAGACAGAGAAGATATATTATTTCTACAGGAACCCGTAAATATTTGGGGAAAAGTGAAACAAGATGGTAAAACCATTTTAGAACTATTTTATGAAAACCAAGACAAATACAGTTTCCCATTTCAAATGCTGGCTTACCATACACGATATGAATTATTGAAAGATGCAATGGAATCTGCTATGAGATCGGGTAAAGTCAAGACCATTATCATGGAACGTTCATTGGAAGCCGACCGAAATATTTTTGCAAAAATGTTATATGACGAAGGGAAAATCGAACAGTGTAATTATTCTATATATCGTTTAATGAGTGATGCCGGATTGAAAACATTATCGGCTGATAAAATTTGGTGGTTGAACATCGATGCCGAAGAATGTGCGCGTCGTATAGTAAAACGCGGTCGTACTGGTGAAGAAAATATTCCACTTGAATATTTGCATAAATGCCAACAATATCATGTAGATTGGCTACAGAATAATCCTAAAGTAGTCATTGTAGAAGATTCATTTGAAGATTTATTAGTGGGAAATACCGGTACATTCTCTAATATAGATATAGACACGCAAAAAACACAAATGATATCTTCTACAGTTTAATCCCATTGAATGTAAACTATAAAATATACACTATAAATTATACAATTTAAATACAAATTGTATTTTTTCTCTACTTTTTTTACTTTTTTTACTTCTTTACTTTTTTGGCTTTTGGCATTAATGCTTCTATAGGAATTTCAATATACATTGGGTTACGGTCCATTTGAGAGATCCAAAATCCAAAACGCTTTGATTCATCTACTGTAGAAAACCCTATGCAAAATTCCACACCGGGATTACGGAAACAAAATACCGGAGACGATTCCATATATGTCATATTTGTACGATTGACCATAACCAATTGATGGAAATATTGACGCGGGGCATTTTCATAACTAAAATGAACCACTGCCAGTAAATGTCCTAAAAAGGGGATAAATGCAGTAGAACCGCGCATTTTGGAAAACCACGGATGCATGGGATTTCTGTACAGTATATTTAATTTGCTCTTTTGATCATTTATTGGGTCCGGTTCTAGTCGACCTATTTCTAGTGGAAACCATTTGTATACGAATCCATCCGTGTTGTCCGGTAAAGTAATAGGTGCCCAGTTTTTCTCACACCAACTGTCGTACGGTGATTCAATGACACGCATGGAATGATATTTTTTTGCATCGACATCGTACAATCCATGAATCATGGATATATTGCCATTTATACTGTATTCCAATGTACTGCCTATAAACGATATTTCGTCTTGATTGGAAATATACAATCGAATGTCCTCTATACCTTGACTAAATGGTTTAACCTGAGGTTGAATATTTGTCTCCAATTCCATTTTTTCATAACTAATTGGTTTTTGAGTTTTGGGATCTATTGTAGAACAAATATTCAATGTTCGTATAGTGGGATCATCGTCGGGGTAATAATACATTCCATGGTTGTAGATCCAATAATTGACATAACGAGTATTCAAATACTGTTTACCGTGATGATCAATGTACGATGCAGACATGGGACGGTATGGCGAATAATTAGGGTAATCGTATACTTGTTCTGTATAGTTGTCCATTCTTGATAGTATACAATATCGGAAAACATTGGGTAAACTGGTTATGAGACTATCGTCATGGTTTGCAGCATACCAGATTGGTTTCCAATTTTCGGCGACTTTTTCGAGACAAGCCCAGAAATTGACGTCCCATATTAATGTATGTTTATGATTACGTAAATAATCAACGAAATGCACATTGTACTGGTCATACATTTCACGTATAGCCCAACTAGACCCAAATAAAAACGAACCGCAAAATCGCCAATGGACATTGTTAATGAAATCTTCATGGTCAATGTCATCGGGTGTTCCCCAACACCCTGGTATATACATAGAATCGGGATGTTGGACATACAATTGATTGGTTTGACGGAATCCCATGGTTTTGCTTATATAGTCTAGTGTACTGCTGTCACCAAGCATTTCATATGGAGCGTGAAAATCCAAATAGGCTCCGTATTGGAAATCGTGGTTTTCTAATGCTTGATGGAGACAAAATATCTTTTGATGGGTATGCCAAATATAATGAATCGTGTCTTTTTCTTCATTTCGTACGACCGGTAATGTTAATGATTCTTCACCGCGAAAATACCATGGCATAGATTCATATGGCGGTGTTATATGTATTTGTACAGTAGAACTCGGTATTAAGGTTTCGGTCACTGTAGAATAATGTTCTTCAGGTACGAATAATATTACTGGGGTTGGGAAATCTTTCCATGCGGCAATGTGGTTTTCATCATAATGATATAAAATAGAGACAAAGTGGACTTGTGAATTATTATTTTTCATATTTATTGTCTCAAATGGACCATCTGTTTAAATTGTTTTTGTCTGCTAAAACAAATTAAACCGAACGTTTTTGTTTTTTCCTATAAAGCACCGGTCAGATCTCATAGTTTTTCTTATCAAAAAATGACCCTTACATTGGTATCATCGTATGTTAATTATTACCATACTCCTATAGAAAATCACGAATTTCGATTACCTTTTTTGAAAAAACTCATTGACTTGGAAATTCCATTGATCATTTTTGTTTCACCGGATTGTTTGAAAGTAGTTGAATCCTTTTTGATTGCACAACAATGTCAACGTCATGTAAGCATTGTTCCTTTGGCGAAATCATTTTTTGAATCATCGTACATGTATCAGACCGCCATGGAAACGCCCGGAAAAACATTGGAATTACCAAGTAATCGATTGGAACCGAAAGATACAATTGAATACATGTGTTATCAGCACAGCAAAGTGGAATTCACCAGTCGTGCTGCGCACATTAATCCATACAAGACTACTCATTTTGCGTGGTGTGATTATGATTTGTTCCGCAGTTGGGATTGTCCGCCTATTTTACAATTTATTCATCAATGTGGATTGCCTAAATTACATTACCGACCACCGGATGAAATGCATTTAGCGAAGTCGTGGCTAGAACAAGACCAAATCTTTTTACCGGGGTGTTTCGGAAAATCGACTTATTCTACGAATTTTTTGTGTAACAGTATTTGTTGGCGATTTTGTGGTGGGTTTTATTTAGGGACACAAAAGGCAGTATGTCATTTGTACGATTTGTATTTGGAACATTTTCCTCGCTTCTTGGATAATTACCGTACAATGGTCTGGGATGTGAATTTTTGGACTTATTTAGAACAAGAAAGTAATTGGGACCCATATGTGTACATTGCTGACCACAATCCCCGTATGATTTCCGAAATTCCTCTTTTTGCCTTTGCCAATAAATTCCCACCATATAAATCCTTATCCTACAGGAATCCATATATGGAAAATTTCAATGCATCGTCCGGTTCCATGTGTATGTTTGAAGATAAATGTATTTTTAATGTACGATATGTCAATTATTGGTACAAAGCCGGTGGACATTGCGAATTACCCGATGATGAAAAGACTTTAACGGAAAACAAAATGGCCCTTTTAGATCCGGATACATTTGAGATATGTTCATCGGGTTATTTACCGGTGGATGTGTCTCGTATTGGTTTACCTGAGCCTGACCCCGATGAAATATTCCAAGGAATCGAAGATATCCGGTTGTATGTACATAAAGGTCGATTGAAATTCTCGGCTTCTACAGTCAATTATAGCGGTTGTGCATCTAGTCGTGTTATTTGCGGTGATTATACTGTAGAAGAAAATGCAGTGTATTTGGAAAATGCACGGGTTTTAGAATCACCATTTAATCAATACAAGGAAAAAAACTGGATACCCTTTCATAGCATTACTGAACCTGATAAAGAATATTTTATCTACAGTTGGTTCCCTTTTAGAATGGGTGTAGTCAATGAAGACAATATATTGGAATTGACACATCAGTATAAAACGATATATCCATTGGATGTCGTAATACGTGGTTCATCGAATGTGATTTATTATGAGGGTCAATATGTTGTATTGGTTCATATGAGCGAAGAAGATACTGTGCCCAAACGATATTTCCATATGTTGATTTGGTTAGACGGTACTACCTATAAACCGATTCGCACATCGCGATTGTTTTATTTTGACCAATATGGACCGGAATTTTGTCTCTCGTTTCACATTACGGAAGACTATTATATATTCTGGATTTCCCGGTACGATCGAGATCCGATTACACTCTACTATAAACGAAGTGACTTTTAAACTTCACACTGGTATAAAGGGGGGGAAGCAACATTGGGGGAAAAATTGAATGAATATGGTGATCTTATGAACTGTTTTAGTAAATAAGATAGACTAATAGACTATTAAACCAGTACAATAACAAATAAATACCAAGAATACCAAGAATACCAAGAATATAATTTTATACAATGAGTCAATTCAATCAACCACGACAATTAGGTTCTCAGAACATTCAATGGACAACACCATCGCCATCGCCATCGCCTGTGGCACCAATGCCTTCGGTGCCACTCCAAAAAGCATATACACCTCCCCCATCTCCATCTACAGTACTCACAAATTTACGAAATAAAATTCCTCAGTACTCTAAATATGCCATGGTATTTGATACGGAAACCACCGACAAACATCTCACTTCTAATATTGTTCAACTCAGTTACATTATCTACGATTTACAGTACCAAATGATTACCAAAACTTATGATCAATATGTAAAATTACCGGATCACGTACAAATTGCCCCCGGTGCACAACAAGTACATGGAATTAGCAGGGAAACGTGCAATACACAAGGTCGGTCTATTGTTTCCGTACTAAAGGAGTTTTACACGGATTACAATAATATGGACGTAGTCATTGCTCACAATATTGACTTTGATACGCAAATTATTAACAATGAAATGGCTCGTAATTTCGGAGAATTGAAATCCGATTGCCCATTTTGCCTAAATCTATTTAACTGGTCATATATGAAAGAATTTGAAATCACTCGCATTTGTACCATGCGCGATACTACAAATTTATGTTGCCTTCCTAAAAATTATAAATACAAAAAACCGGCTAATCCCAATCCATACGATTACAAATGGCCGACATTGAAAGAACTTCACGGGCATTTATTCGATTACGAGGTGGCTTCCGATACATTGCATAATGCTTTGATTGATTGTTTCGTATGTCTACAGTGCTATGTTAAAGCATATCATAATGTTGTTATTGACCGCAATGAACTCCAATTTCTATTGGATACAGCCAATGGATTCACTGAAGTAAAATTAGATGACTAAACAAAACAAAAAATTATGTTTTCACTTAAAAATTAAAATAGAAAGAATTTCATAAGGATTATTTATAAAAATCCTTTTTTGTTTTTTGTTTTTTGTTTTTTAGAATGATTAGAAAACCGATTAATACGAGACATAATCAACAAGTACAAGACTATTTTGACCGGTATTACAGTAGACATTGTTTTATAATTATTAATTCCTACAATGTACGGAAATCAGCCGAAATCGAATGGTTGGTCCGGTTTTCCTTTGCTTGTCGAGATAAACAATGCGATTTGATTATTGTAGACGAACATTTAGTGGTTACACCGGGTCAAGTTCTACACGGTATATCGTTGTCTCAGTTTCCTATAGAAGAATATATTACTGTGATTAGTCTACACCCGAATCACATTAAAACGACTGCCCACCGGACACTTTTGGCATGTTGGTTACCCGTGACTCATATGATTCCTTTTTTAGATGGATTGACCACATTTGATGGATATTTATCCGGTTATTCATTTGTGATTGATAAATTTATCCAGTCGGTTACTGTAGAAGATAAGGAATATTATGGGTATTTGAGTCCATCTGTACCGAAAAGTTCTTTGTTGCCCATACGGCGTAATTGGAAAAACCTGCGCATATTCTACGGTAGTGCCAAATATTGGATAAGCCGGACGAATCAATTTCAAAGTATACGAAATGATACTTTGGAATTGGTAAAAGCCTTGGATGAAAATGGATGGACCAAATTATACGGACCACGAAACCAATACCAAACCGATGATGTATTGACTTGGTACGGGTTTCGCACATATTTCGGCGAATTGCCATTTGATGGAGTATCGGTGATTCGTGAGATCAATGAATGTGGGTTGTGTTTGGTCAGTCCCAGTGTTCATCAAAATCGTAGTGAAATCTGTTCCATACAATTATTTGAAGCCATTGCTGCAGGTGTACCGATTTTATGTACACCGAATCCATTTATTGAATGGTGGTTTCGGGACAATGTATTTGTGATTCGGGGAGATAATGTAGAACAACGGACTGCTTGTGTGCAACAACATATGGATTATATTGTCGATAATCCAATGGAAGTCCATGAGAAATTGAGTAATTGCCGGAATATTTTCAATGACTATTTTTCATTGGATGGACAAATAGACCGGTTTCTACAGTATATTCCCCCGTCTGGAGGCAGGGGTGTCAGTAGAACACCAACACCAACACGATTACCGCCATCACCGCCATCAATATAATTGTGTCGTGATTTACAGTAGAAAATATTAGTTTTTATACTGTAATTAGTGGGCGAGCGAAGCGAGCCCATATGATGGGATATACATTCACCCTATTCCCGTGAATAAGATGTATAGGATACATTGTGGCATAGCAATTAGCAAAAGTGGAACGAGGGAGTGTGAGGGAACCTTTAGGTTCTCTCAAGTGGAACGGAGGGAGTATGAGGGAACCTTTAGGTTCTTTCAGGCGGAGCACATCAAACACTCTTCCTTTTTCTCCGGTTCAATAGTAAATTGTTGGGCTTGATGTCTCGGTCGTCGGCGTAAATAATAAATCCCCGTTTTTAACCCTTTTTTCCAACTGTAGAAATGCATACTAGTCATCGTATTGTAATTCGGGTCTTCTAACCATAAATTTAAACTCTGACTTTGACATATAAAGGCTCCTCTGTCCGCTGCCATATCGATCAATTCACGCATTGGAATCTCCCATACTGTACGGTATCGTTCGCGTACTTCAGCCGGTAAATATTCCAATGTTTGAATACTTCCATTATTCGCCACCATATGGTTCTTGAAAGTTTCATTCCATTGGTTCGTTTCAATCATTTCGCGCATTAAATATTTGTTACACAAGATAAATTCACCGGCCAATGTTCTTCTACTGTAGATATTACTCGTAACCGGCTCAATACATTCATTGTAGCCCAATATTTGCGATGTGGATGCAGTAGGCATTGGAGCCACCAATAAAGAATTGCGCAATCCATGGGTTTTGATTTGCGCTTTTAAGTCGTCCCAATCATAACGGGTTGGTGTAACATCCCAGAAATCGAATTGGAGTTTTCCCTGTGATGCTGGTGACCCGGGAAATGTTTCGTAATGTCCATCTTCTTGGGCCATTGTACATGATTCCGTTAAAGCGGCATGATACATCGTTTCAAAAATATCCTTATTCAATTGCTTGGCTTCGTTGCTGGAAAAGGAATATTTCATTATGAAAAATACATCGGCCAATCCCTGGATACCTAATCCTATAGGACGATGACGCATATTACTACGTTCCGTTTTCGGGGTAGGATAGAAATTGATATCAATCACTTTGTTCAAATTACGGGTAACTATACGAGTCACTTTGTGGAATTCGTCAAAATCAAACGTCTTGTCTTCACGAATAAAGGCCGGTAAAGCAATACTGGCTAAATTACACACGGCAGTTTCATCGGCATCACTGTATTCCAATATTTCGGTACATTGTCCTGTACGAACACCATTGAATACACCTGCGTGTTCTTTGGGTTCCGTAAAACAATAGGAATCGTCGCGCAATGGACTGGGTTTGATGGATAACACACGAACAATGGGATTCATTTCATTCGATTCAAAATCGTTTCTGTTAATTGGTCCAAGGTCCAATTCGAAAGTGGGAAATTTGATGTAACCAATCGATTGCAAATAACGCAATTGAACCATGGTTATTCGCCATTCTCCAACCGCCTTGGATTTCACTGTAGAATTATATAAATATATAATTGTATTGATTCCACATGTTTGTAACATATACTTCATATCTTCTAATATTGTACGGTTTACACTTTGTACTGCCACATACGAATGATTCTCGTCTATAGCCAATTTTACGTGCGCCTCAATAAAGGCACATAACCATGCCATTTTGGAATGCAATTCTTTGTTTACGGGGACTTGTATATTTAGTTCGGGGTCCATTTTTAGTAAAGTAATAGCATCGTCGCATCCTATTTTATGGATTTCTTCCAATTTACTAGTATCGGGGTCGGTTACAATTTGGTCATTGTCTAAAACCGGCCATGCTTTGCAATTATCAATTAAATCCCCGGGTAATAATTCTTGGGCCTCTTTTGTAATAATTCCACCCATACCATCACGAATATAGAATTTATGATAAGGTGTGCAAGTCAATGTGGCACCATCGGTCATGCCTACTTCTACAAATACACAATCGGTATTGGTTTTTTTCACTTCCACTTCGCTGAATTCGGAACCGTTCCATGCTCTTACTGTACGGTGTAATTCTTGTTGTTCTATTGGATAATTGTCGGGACATAATGAATAAATGGGTTGATGACCATGGTCGGTCAAGACTAATGTACCTGGACTGACACATAAATTCGAGGATTTAATGACGCCGAGATTTTGTTGGTTGGATTTGCGATTGGCCGCGTCTTTGAATAATAAATAGGGTGTACCGGTTTCCATTTGTGAATCTAATATTTGAAACCATAAATCACGGGCTTCCATAGTAACTCGGCCTTTTCCATCGTTCTCATATTGAGTATATAACTGTACAAAATCGTCGCCTACTTTATCGGCTAACCCTGGACATTCACTGGGGCACATTAAAGTCCACTTTCCACCGGTCTTTACTCGCTCCATAAATAAATCGGGTACCCATAGGGCATAAAATAGGTCACGTGCTTTTAATTCTTCATCACCATGGTTTTTACGCATTTGCAAAAACATTTCAATATCAGCGTGCCATGGCTCCAAATAAATGGCGAAAGAACCATTTCTCTTTCCTCCACCATTGTGAACAATACCATTGTGAATCATATAATCATGGACATCTGTCATTTGTAAATCGTATAAGGTGCCGTGATATTCGGATTCTTTTATTGATTTTATTCTTGAAAATAGTAGGTTATCGACTCTTAAAAATTTGAAAAATTGTCCTCTTTCTTCTTCTGGTATGTTAAATAATTCACAAATTTCATTTGTTTTAGGAATTCGTAGCACATATGATAATTGTCTATTTGTAATGGACCCTCTACTTGTTTGATGAGTTTGGCCAATTCGATCACGTATGTATCCACTTGATAAGATTCCCATTCTCAATAGTATAAATCGGAGCCCTTCTACTAATATTCGTGATGTATTATCAAACACATACTCCTTTTGTTTACAACCATCTGTATCCAATAAACCTTTTACTATATAACTGCTTTTCGATATTGGCAGATTTAGCCATTTGTTACCAATTCTTTTGACTTTTTGCGAATCGTACAAATCACTATGTCTGAAAGGCATTGCTATATTTTTATTCCAACGAACTCTAATATTATTTTCGCCTTGTATATCGACCCTATATTCTATACATTTGTTTTCAAAGTACTGTTTGGCAAATTCAAGTACATCTTTTTTGGATTCTTTATGTAAAGAAATATAGCCATTTAAGTATGTACTTGACATACAACCATCCCCCAGTAAAATACCGTACATATAACAATCATCCTTTGTAATAGATGCAATATCTTTTTCGTAGGATGGAATCGTGTATACAAGAAAATCATTTATTGTCAAGTCTTTTGCCTCTACAAATTCACAATTAATAGTTTTTTTTTCAAGTCTACTTTGAATAACTTTGTAATTTAACCCTTTTTCTTGACCCTGTAGGACATATAATGGATGTTCAGGGGTAACACGAAGTGGTTCCAAACTATGTGTATTATCTATGACCAACATATTTCCCTCATATGGATGTTCCAATACACTGTGTATGACTTCTGATTTACCTTCACTATTGAATATTTCGGTTTCATTGGACACCACATCTTGTATATGTTTTGGGCCTTGGGTGGTATAAATCCACGTTTCCGGTACAACGCACTGGTCAACGTATTTTGCCGTATTATTGAACACTTTTAGCATTGGTACAATGCCATTGGATGTTCCATTGGTTCCACGTATTTGTGACCCGGACGCGCGAACATTATGAATATGCAAACCAATTCCACCGGCCCATTTTGATATTAATGCACAGTCTTTTAGCGTATTGAAGATACCATCAATTGAATCGTCTTCCATGGCCATTAAATAACACGAACTTAATTGTGGATTTGGTGTACCGGCATTGAATAGCGTAGGAGTGGCATGTGTGAAATATTTTTGAGACATATAATCATACGTTTCTACAACACGGTCCCAATCCCGGTTATGGATTCCCATAGAAACACGCAACCACATATGCTGTGGACGTTCTACAATACGCTTATTAATACGCATCATATATGCCCGTTCCAATGTTTTAAAACCGAAATAATCAATTAAATAATCTCGGTTATAATCACATAAACTATCCACCTTTTCCTTACCGAAAAAAAGCACGGTCTTGTACAGTTCTTCCGATACAAGTGGATAATGGCGGTTGTGTTGATCTTTGTAATGATATAATTCTTTAATAACCTGATAAAACGATCCTTTGGTATTTTTATGGTGATTGGAGACAGTAATTCGACCGGCTAATGTATTGTAATCCAAATGAGTGGACCCCATTGAAGCACATTGTTCTGCAGTTAATTCGTCGATTTTCGTCGTCGAAATACCACTGTACAATTGATCAATCACTTTCATCGCTAAAGAAGCATAATTGATTTTGACATTGGCTTCCAATCCTACTTTTTTGATACGCTTTAATATTTTATCAAAGGAAACTACCTCTTTGTGGCCATTGCGTTTCAAGACAAACATATCATCTTCTTCTTCGTGTTGGTGTGATTGCTTATTTTCTACAGTTGGTGTTTGTGAACTCATACTAATTAAAAAAACTTTTTATGACCCCTCCTAAAAAGTTTCTTATACTAAATCCAATAGATTTTCTTTTCATATTGTTTTTCATTTTGAAAGAATCTATATAAACCCTATATTCTTTACTTAATTATAGTTTTGTTGTACGTGTTTATGGTTCATTTTATCACGTCATTATTACCTATTTTATCGTTCCTGTATACTATCGAATATGTGGCATCATACCATATAACTAATATATGGTCTATACACAAACGTCGATTCAAATTGAATATGAGAAACCAGATTAATCATAAAAATGATGATGATTCCGGTTTTTCGGAAAAATACTTTCAAAACTATTTACAACGTTTAAATTCACGGAATCGAACTGTACAAGAACAAGCCATTTTGGGAAAATATGGAATGCCAAATCGTAGATGGGAACGCCAAGAAAGACCAAAATCAATGGAAGATTACCAAAATATGCTTCAACAACAATTTCCTCGAATTTTTAATCAAACCTATGTTGAAGAATTGATCTTTGGTCAAAATTATACAGATTCCAAACCAATAAACCTTCAAGATTTGTATCCAAATATTAGTATTGGTGAACGTAGACAAATGGCTAAAGAAAATCCTCACTGGTTAGTTGTTATGAATCAACCTGTACAAAGTGGTGATACAGGAACTGATGATAAATCCAAATCTGGTACGTTCCAGTTGGTTAGTCAAACCAATACGACATTCCGAGATGTTGGTGGTTATGAGTTAGTCAAGGAAGAGTTAAATCAATGTGTTGATATTTTATTGAATTACAAAGTATATCGTCCATTCAATATTCGTGTACCAAAAGGATTAATATTAGAAGGACCCCCCGGGAACGGTAAGACTTTAATTGCAAAAGCATTTGCCGGTGAAGCAAATACAAATTTCATTGCCGTATCCGGTAGTGAGTTTCAAGAAAAGTATGTAGGGGTCGGTTCGACTCGTGTAAAAGAATTATTTGAATTGGCAATGAAAAACAAACCATGTGTTATTTTTATAGATGAAATCGATGCAATTGGTCGAAAACGATCTAATGATGGTGACACATCCGGAGCAGAACGCGACAATACACTAAATCAATTACTAGTGGAAATGGACGGATTTAAAAATAGCGATGGTGTTTTTATCATTGGTGCTACTAATCGTGCCGACTTATTGGACCCAGCACTGAGGCGTCCCGGTCGTATTGATAAAAATATTTTCATTGGTTTGCCCGATGCTGAAACTAGAAAAGCCATTTTACAAATACATTTACGAGGTAAACCACACGACGAGTCTATTAAATTGGACGATATGGTAGACATTTCTACAGGCTTATCAGCGGCACAATTGGAAAATTTACTCAATGAAGCCATGCTACATGCTATACGTAAAAAACGTTTTATATTTACAATGGATGATATAGAAACAGTCATGAATCGTGTTATGGCTGGATATCAACCGAATGAACACCAATTCACCGAAGATATGATTGATCGTATTACTGTACATGAAATGGGACATGCTATGATTGGATTATTAATGAAACAACATAGTAAGTTGACGAAAATTGTGATCAATTTATCTTCGCCCAAAACTCCCGGATATACTGTATTTGAAGGGTCAACTACTTCTATGTACACACGTGATTCTCTTTTTGAACATTTGATGATATTAGTAGCGGGCCGAGTTGCCGAAGAAATATTCTACAATGTATCCGTAACAACAGGTGCTATTAATGATTTTGAAGAAGCATTGAAATTGGCGGAAAAAATGGTATTGTATTATGGTATGGGGAAAAATCTGATTTATCCATCAAACAGTGAAAAATTCAAAACGGAAATTGATGATCAAGTATTGATTTTAATTCAAAATGCGTATCACATGTCGGATTATATATTACGTCATTGTAAACCAATGATGGTAGAATGTGCTGAGTTGTTAAAAAGGAAAAAAGTGTTAAAGCGTAATGAATTATTTGATTTAATTTTGAATAAATATCCAGAATTGTTGGATTTATATGTTGGACAACCTATAGAGGAAAAAATGGTATAAATAAATATCATGAATATATTCTACAATAATACAATTATTCTATTTTAGATATGAGTTTGCTTTTATCCAAACAATACCAGACCCCCAAATTGGCTTGTTTCATCCATAGTACGACATTGGAAATATGGAAAGACGAATTCTTGATGACTTTATTGAATCAAATACGATCTTCTGGATTATTGGCCAAATTAGACCATTTTTGTATTGTCAATACAGGTTTAGCCATAGACAATCAAGCAATTGAATCCAATTATGCTCCGGCTAAAGTCATTCATTATTCACAACAAACAAATGAATTTGAAAACGTGACCGTTAAATTATTGCACACATTTTGTCGATTCAATCCCGAGTATAAAGTTCTTTATATGCATACAAAAGGCGTATCGTACGGTAGAGACCATGTATTTTTACCTGGGATTCATTCGTGGAACCGGTTTATGCTTTACGGTTTAGTCGATAATTATGAGAAATGCTTACAGTTGATGCATATTTACGATACTATAGGGTCGAATTATAGACCATCTCAAGATGGAAATGGGCAACATTATTCGGGTAATTTTTGGTGGGCAACCGCCAAATACATTTCTACGTTACCTATCGATTATATGAAGAACAAATACGACCCCGAATTTTGGTTATTGCAAAAGAGACCCATGTATTTCAATATTCATACTTTAGAACATATGTACCAAAATACCTATCCAATTGAAAATTACAAAGAAGATGTTTTTTACGGATTTGGAGACAATGTTCATTTTTGTAAAGTCGGGTTCTATGGTACTGGATTATGTAACCAATTGTACTGTATAGCCAATAATCTTTGTTTAGCCGCGGCTCAAACCGGAAATAAAGTGGTTATTTTAGACGACTTCTTGGCCGATATATTTTCAGGTGAACCCAAACCGTCATGTGACGTACTGGATTTGCCTAAATGCAATGAAATGTTGAAACCATACGGGATTACCATGATGTACAAGAATCACATTACTATGAAATTGCATCGCGTTTTATTGGGATTGAGACATGTAGGGACTGTAGATATTACAAAACAAGTGGAAGAACAATTTATGCAACCCAATCATTTATTTATTCCTAAAGGCACATTTTTGACCGGATTGGCCGATGAAGATCCGTGCCCAAATGTACGGAAACAAATATATGTGTATTATTATTTGAACGATGTCTTACTACAAGAAGTCTTTTACGAAGAAAACCTGTACAAATTGTGTGATATCGAAATTAAATATTCCAATTATGATGGAAAACCGCATATGTCGGAAATTCATTTGAGCAATCCATGGCTGCAGCGAATCAATCGTAAAGATTCTCGAGAATTGCGAAATTTGTTCGACTATTTCTTGAAATCATTTGTGTATAAAGATGAGTTTAATAACAAAAGCCGTGGGTTTTTAGAACGTTTACAGAATGAAACCCCCTCTTCTGGAAAATTACATGTAGTTCATTTACGGAATGAAATCGATGCAATCAAACATTGGGGTACTATGAACAATATGTCAATGGAAGACTATCGTGAATTATATGAGTCTACTGTAAAAAATATAATTCGGGAAAATATTCCTAAACATGAAACGATTATGATATTGACGGCCGAAGCAGATGGTAATCCGGTCATTGAAGAACTTCGGGATGATGGGTTTAAATTATTTGTACGGGAAAAAGAACCGATTGGTCGTGATATGAATGCAGTGGTCGATTTATTGATTGGTAAATCCTGTACAGGAATCTATATCGGGAATTTTATATTGACACCCGAATTAGGACATCAAGAAGGATCCACTTTTAGTTTCACTTTGTACAATTCTCTACGTGACTATACGAAAGTGTTCATGATTGATATGGACAATTTGAAAAATGCGAAAGTCACTGTTGTGGAAAATGCCTAAATGATTTGGGATTGATTCTTTTTTGATTTAGGCGAAAGTTCAAATAAAAAATAAAAAATAAAAAATAAAAAATTCACTATAGGAAAATCCTATGCTGAATTTACTTGTTGATGTATACCGTACATAAGTGGTTAAAATTGGATTCGGTCTGGATGTTGTATTTTTTGTACAGTAATTTTTGGAACGTCGATTTGTATTGTTTTTTCTTGTACAGGAATGCGTTTTTGGGGTGCCCGGTGTTCATATCCTTCTTTTCGCTCGCGTAATACCGTTTCCCAACTTTCTTTGATTGTAGGAATGGTTTTTTGAAACCACCAATCATTACGCTCAATCTCTGTACAGTACATCTCTTCTAAATACCAATACGATATATTGTACAGGAAATAACCTTCTTTTTCTTTACGTGTCTCTTCAAACCAATTATCTATTGCTTCTTTATTTGTTCCGATTTCTAATGGTACGTACACGAAATGCGATTGACCTTCGTTATTATCACTCGGTACAAAGAATAGGACTACCCCTTTGTATTCATGTTCATTATCATTGTAGAACTCAGTGCTATTCATATACTCTTTGAATCGAGTTTCCAAAAAGTCGCAAAATTCCAATCTACAGGTCGTCATTTGGATTTGCATTTGGGTCCAGTACTCTGTAGAAGGAATACCATCCATTTGACGGTTATAGATGTTTTTCACTTCCAACATATGACCATATTTAGGATGCCCTTTTTTTATATTAATTCCGTCTGGCGAGGCTCCAATTGGCAATGTTTCATGAGGTATACATCCGTAGTTGGTATTCACTGTAGTATTATACTTGTGTTCATATACCATAACACTAACCGGTTCATATTTAATACCCCAATTACGACTACCTGGTGATAATAAATCCCCTTCGTAACTACTTGTATTCAATCCGTCGATTTTATCTGCGACTTTGCATTTTTCGTACAGTAAACTATTGTAATTACCCGGGGTGCTAAACAATTTCCATAAATTACTGGCGCTAAATAACCCTTGTCGTATGGCATACCACTCCGGACTTCGTTGTTTCTGTACAGGCATAGTGGCTATCCAATCGATTGTAGATTCAATATCACTTTCTTCTAAACTGAGTGTTCTATAATGGTTTGCCTCACGTGGGGGAATTTGCAAGGACTCCATTGTACATCTTATTGCTATTTGTATCCACTCGTAAAATTCTTCTTCCATGGCTTCATCCAACCACTCTTGGGATACACCAGAACGGAATAAATGTTCGTGGATTTCATCGACTGTAGTAGATATGAATGTTTTCTGCGACATTTTTAGCGCATTTTCATCTAAATAATCTTCTATGGTATCGCGATATTCTTCTTCCATATCGATCCATTCTTCTAAAGTTACAGATGAGTCTAAGAAATCAGGCAATTCTTTGTCTCGATTGTAATTATTTGATGAACTCGATTCATTGGAGACAAATGACGAATAACTATTGGATTTGGTTAATTCGTATAAAGATGATTCTGATTGAGGGGATGGTTCCGAAATGTAGAATGTAGAAGAAGATTCAATTGAATGTAAATCGTTATCCATATTCATGATTTTTTTATTTAAAAAGGAGAGTTTTGTTATGATGAGTTGAACTGCTTTTATATTAGTTTCTATTAAAGTAGTTCACCATTTCTACGGTATTCTATTCAATTTTCTCCGTTTTTTCTCCGGCCTCTTCTTCGGCTTTATCTTCTTTGGCCTGTTTCTCTTTCGCACGATTTTGATTACTACTATTGCGATTACGTTCAGTAATACGTTTTGGTGTCAGTGATTTCAAAGTAGATGGACGTTTAGATGTATCGGCTCGTATAGTAAATGCGCGATTTGATGGATGTTGTTGAAGCCCGGGTACATCTGTAACTTCTTGAGTATCTTTATTGTATAGTACATCTTTTGTTTTGCATAATTTTGTTACCAATGATTTGGAGAGATATGTTTTCAATTCTTTCACTTCTTTAGCCGATAGATTGTGTTTTTGTCCATATTTTTCAGCAAAAGAATGCAACTTTTGAGTTTTCGACGCCTTGAATAATTTACTCCAAGGTTCACTTTTATTTAACGTCTTTTCTTTCTCCAACATTTGATCAATATTGAGAGACATTCTTAATAGGCTTTTATACTAGAATTACTAATGATATGTTTATTATCTTTTTATTTTACAAAAAAGAATATAAAATAAATTCTCTCAGTTCTTATAAAAATGATGTTGTTTCTAAATCATATATTTACATGCATTGCCGATATGACTGTTTTGATTAATCCTATTTTAGGCGGTTTATTTTATTTTACTTATTTCTACGGTATTTACTCTTTAGACAGTACAAATCGAAATGCCTTTTTCCCTGGTTCGATTACTTACCGTAGAGTAGTGAAATCGCGATTGAATTTGGACCAATATGGCGATTCTCTACAAAGATTGGCAAAATGGGCAAATGAGCAAAGTCTTTCTATAGGTTCTCATAAACGCAGTTGTCATTGGTGGGTTGGTGAATTGCCAGTTCAATTGCAATTGGCTGTCGATGCATGTAGTTGGAATTCGGCCGTAAAGAATATGTTTGAATCCATTTTTTATCCTACTGAATACTCCATTATGGAAATTCCCAGGATGAATGAACTATACATAGCCGGTGAAGACAATGACCAAGAAACCTATTCGGACCGTGTATTCTATTTGAGCCATATTGATGGGCCTTTTGGTTGGATTCCATTTGTCTCGGTCTACCGTTGTTTAATAGGTTGTAGCGATGATAACACAATCATGACTCGATTCGTATTCCATAATACCGACACTATGGTTCAAAAAGGAGATGTATTGGCTTTTGATTTTAATCGGGAAATCCACTACATTAAAGATGTTGGTGTAAAAGGAAAAGGAAAGGAAGAGACCGACGAAAATACTGCTGATAGCAAAAGTAGTCACAAAAATAGTAGCAAACGGGTTGTGCTAAAAACGCATTATTGTATTTATCCTAAATCTATGAAATTCTTTGCTACTTTGGTATCTTCTCTCAATACACTGTACAATCAACATTTTCGGCATATGTTTATTCATACGTTGTGTCCCCATACTGTACTCGATTACATACATAGTTCTATTGTTGTCTACAGTTCTTATACCTATGTTTGTACGGACCTTTTCATAGGACACAGAAACATATTGTATTTGCTCTTTGTTCATGCTATTATACCAAATGAATCTAGATTTTTGTTTTATGTTTCCCCGGTCATTTATAAAATTGTACAAATGTTTTTAGTGAAATCGTGCTCCATTGAAGGATGCCCATTTTTACGCGACTTGTTCTTATTTTATGTTATTAGTATTATACATGGTAGTGGAAATATATACGATGAACTCGATAATTTAAGTAGTGACCCTACTATAAGTACATTAGATGGACCAAGAATATTTAGATAAAAACAATACCTGTAGAAATATAATGATGCAGAATTGTTTAGAAGAAAAAGTGATAAAGTTAAATGATTATTTACATGAATTATCTATTTTGGATGTTGATAATGATAATGATGGGAATGATAATGCTGATTCAGACTCAGATACTGTAAAAACGGTCACATTGCCACCACTGATTTCACCGACGAAAAAAAGACGGGCGAAAAACCGCGAAGAACTGCCACCTAAAAAAAGAGACCGAGTGGTTACCAAAACAAAACAATGGTTGTCTCAAATTGATGAAAATGAATTAAGTATAGCAAAACAATGGCAATGGTTGCAAGAATGGAAAGACTTTTTAGATGGTTCTGAATTGGGGTCACTGAAAAATGATCCGGTTTTACCGAGAGAAATGCCTAAATGTAAATTGGGAATCCGGCAAATTTCCATTAAATTGGACGGATACAAAAAACAAGATGTAGACAAAAAAAAATGGGATTCGTCGGAGTTTGTCAATTTGGTGTATGTAATTGATTTGTTGATTAAATCCCGGTTGGCTTGTTTTTATTGTAAAGAAAATGTGAAAATTTTATACAAAGAAGTTCGTGATCCTAAACAATGGACTTTAGATAGAATTGACAATTCAATTGGACATGATTGTGGAAATGTAGAAATCGCTTGTTTATCGTGCAACGTTCGTAGACGAACCATGTATCATGAAAAATACCGGTTTACGAAACAATTGAATATTGAAAAGGTTTAGATTTAGGGGGGGAGGGTCAATTAAGTATAAATAGTTCTAGGATTGGTTTTCAATTTGACTTCGCCATACACTTTAGTAGTTTGCACATTTTCTACAGTAGTATAAATAATGGGCACTTGGCATCGGTCCTTTAATTTATTGGTGTTTTGTTTACATAGTCCTGCTCCTACTTTTACAATATTGAGCAGTTCGCGTTCGGTGAAATCGTGATTCTCCGGTAATTCAGCAATCACGTGACAAGACGAGATTCCATCCCCGGCATGAAACCATATATCACTTGCCATTGCTTCTTGTACCAATCTACTATTTTCCCGGGCATTGCGCCCGATTACATATTCTACAGTAGAGCCGTCCAACATTTCATACGTATGGGTTTTAAGGTCGTTTGTCATTTTTGTTGTTTCTTCTCTCGGTTTGCTATTTTAAATTGATTATTATAGAATTAATATAGTAATTACTTGTTCGTGATAACAATTCCATTCAATTTTTCTCATGTTATTGACATAAAGATATTCCCCCCTAAAGTTTCATAATATGAACCATCCTCATCAATATAACCATGATTCCATTGAACGGAAATTAAGGGAATTTTATGCGCAAAAACGTATACCACATATTATTTTCTACGGTCCTCCTGCTTCGGGGAAAAAGCATATTTTGCTAAAGTTTTTGAAATTACTGTACCAAAATGAATCCACTTTGCATTCCAATGTTATGTACGTGAATTGTGCTCATGGAAAAGGAATCAAATTCATTCGTGATGAACTCAAGTTTTTTGCTAAAACCAATACACAAGGTGTCCATTTTAAATCAATTGTACTATTGAACGCCGAACATTTAACTGTAGATGCGCAATCAGCCATGCGTCGGTGTATTGAACAATACAGCAATAATACACGGTTTTTCATTGTGATTCATAATAAAAGTAAACTATTGGTACCCATTTTGTCTCGGTTTTGTGAAATATATGTTCCACCTTTTTTGGATGAACAAAAGAATCCGATTGTGTTGACACAACATCAATATAAAATTCAATTTGATTTAGGAAAATATGAATTGGAGAGAAATACAACCATTGATAATTCGATTCAACCTTATTTAGAAGACATTAGTACAATGACTCATTTAAATATGAGTAGTGTTTCTACAGATTTATACGAAGCAGGTATTTGTGTACAGGATCTATTGGATTGGATCCATCAACAACCTAATTGGACGGAAATCCAAAAAGCCAAGATCGGAATGGAATTTAGGAAAGTTAAGGGAGAATTTCGTAGTGAAAAATTATTACTGTTATACGTCTTGGATCTGGTTATGAGAGAAACGCAGGGAATTATGCCTAAATAAAATCGGGTTTGGATGGATCGGATTTTGGATGAAAAGAAAACTTTAGGAAAAATCACTTAAAGGGTCCAGATGTGTTTTTTTATTAGAATACCGTACAGATAAAGGTCTTTACACAAATGGACGATTTTGTTATATCCAATTTACACGAATCCCGTAATGAATGGTGCAACCGTTTAGTTTCGGTACTGACTCCTATGGTAATGGAAGGAATCAAATCCATATACCAAGAAGCTTGGGCTATGTGCGAAAATAGCAACGAAAAATCCAAATATTTGATGACATTTCAAAACCTTTTGTCTCGGATTCCTAAATGGAATGCGAATTTAGTTGAAGAAGAACGAAAACGAATCATTGAAAAAAGTGGATGTACGTATTTAGAAGATTTGATCACTTGTGTACATGTAATTCAATTGAAAGTATTGACCTGTATTCGCGTAGGAAATAAACAAAAGAAAATCGATATTTCTGTACCGAAATTAGACGCCTTTTTGCACCGTGTGTACATTTTAACTGCCCGTAAAGTGTATGCCAATGTGTATTTATTTGAGCGAGGTATAACGGATTTGAATGTACAGAAAAATAATCGTGAATTGGAAGTCATGACACAAGAATGTATTTTAACGGCAATCCGGGAGAGTATTCCAACTGAAGCCATCATTCGTGCCTATATGGATGAATCGATGGAAGAAGAAGAGGAAGTCATTATAGAACCCATTGAAGAGGAAGAAGACCTTGAAGAAAAGAAGAAAGATGAACAGAAAAAAGTAGATGACGATGATTTAG